GCTAAACTACATCAGAGCCATAAGCAATGAGCCTGCTTCATCAGCGATAGCTGAAAAGTTACTCGCCACATATTGCTCTGCGGCAGACAATAGCGAGGAAGTTCTTTGCTTAGTGCCACCAGACATAGCGCCTGGGGCCTGAGCTAGAACTGCCTGTGCATTTGCTGCGCGAGACGGCTTCATCGGTTCCGCGTGAGTCGCAAGACGAGCAGAAAACGTATCGGGAATAGATTCAAGTTCCCAGTGCACAATACCTTCTAAGACTGCAACCGTAGTAGTAGGGGTGCAACCTGCAAAAGTAATAAGTGCTTTGGTTCGCGAAGGATAAACCGTGTAGTCTATGAACTTCCTGGCTTCAGGCCCATCGGGCTTTGAAATCCAGGTAGCGTCCATATCTGCAAGAGGAAATCTCTCGTAATCCATGAATCCAGTATCATTCACGTTAAGTCCGGCAGGAGTGCCAACAGCAATGTTGTCAACCACCGAAGCTACACAAACGACACCTTTAGACTCGGTAACGTTAGCGCTGCAGAAGAGACGAAAGCCAGAAGAAACAACACGATAGGCGTTGAAAGTCGATTCAAGAGAGGCCTGCCCCGAGGGGGCAACACCTGCTCCGAAGCTCGTAATTCCTCCACCCACAGTGATAGCAGAAGCCGGGACAACCATAGCCTGACCGCGTCCGCTGAATTGCAACGCGGCGTGGCCATTGGCGTCCGTCGTAATAGTGTACAAGATGCGAGCCGTATACGTCGTAGTAGGACGTGCGTTTTGATCATTGATCTTCGTCCCAACTGCCATAGGGCAGAAGGGGTCAATGTACTTACACACGTGCATACACTCCGTTTTGAGCTTCGCACCAGACATAGTACTACTCCTCTTCTTCTTGTTTCTCTTGCTGGTCTTCTTCTTCTTCCGCGAGTTCCTTTGGGGAACCCCGTAAGTCTTGGACTGTCCTTTAGCATTGGTCATGATGTTGGGTTTGTTGATCGTTTTGTTCCAACCCCGCCCCCTGGTCGGGTTTAAAGTGCTCAACAAACCTCTGCTTCAGATAAGGCTTTAGTTTCTCAAGATTCGGGTTATGACGCAGCTCGTAAAGAGCAGCTCCGTAGTGCTCAAACGTCACCTTGGGCAGCTGAAAGTACCTAAGCACCAACTTCTGCTCGGAAGTGAGTTGAGCCTTATCCGGGCTCCTGTCGTCATAGAGGTGTGAACAAAATTCAAACCTCCCGTCATCCTGAGTTTGGCTCGCCCTGATCGTGAATCCTAGCTTGGCATATGCCGCAACGTAGTCGTACTGTCCGTCCTCTGGAAAGAGTTCGAGACAGTCGTCTCCCGCTGCCTTGGCGCGAATGGATCCTGCAGCATTGGATACGTCGAGGCGTGCGAGAGTATTGAAAGTCGTGGTCATAAAAGACCCTGACAACATTCCTCCCGGATAGCGTCGCGTCACAATGGCATACTGGTCCTCGCACGGCACAATAAAAGCCGGATTGATCAGCCCATAGACATGGTTCCTAACAGCGCTCGTCCACGAAGGGTAAGCTTTGTCGGCAGCAGATCGAATAACCGATTCTGCCGCCTCCAAAACCCAGCCGGGACCCAACGTCCTATCCCAACCACTGACATCAGTGGCTTTGAGACGTGGTCCGAGATCCCGACGTACCTGGTTGTGGAATTGCGCCGTCTGTTTATCTGTGAAGCCGATGGCCGTCACAGCGTCCGAGACCGGATAGAGTCTCTTGATAGAGACGACTGCCGGCGTATACAAAACTCGCTCGCATATGTGGTCAATAAGACTGAGGCATTGTACATTCCTCCACAAGCCCTCATCCGCCTTCCTAGGAGGGTGGACTTCTTGCTTGATGAAAGGAGAGACTAGGCCCGTAAAGCCGTTTTGAACCAACTCTGCTGGTGAGAGGCCACGCGAATCGTGGCTGCACAACAACAGGATCTTCTCTACCACTGCGTCAACAATCTCAGGCGCGTAGTGCTCTAGGCACTCGGCATTGGTTGCTGCGTAGTGTTTAAGAGGGAATCCTGGGCTGCTCGAAGCCTTGACTTCCTGCGCTGCCTCTTTAACAAGTTTTTCAAGCGCTTCTTTTCGGGGTCTTCCACTTTCGTCTGCTTTCTCTGGGGAGAAAGCTTCGTGTGGTTCCCATCGACCGAAGAACTTTTCACCGCCGGAGGGTCCTCTATCAAGGGGACGGTCCGCTGTGATCCCACTAACTGCTTTGCTGAGGGCTTTGACGACCTCGCCATTTCCGGATGGAGGGTACCTGTAACCAATCGATTCTGGGTAGAATTTCGCAATGGCAGCAGGTGTTGTTCCACGCTTCGGAGCTGGACGACGGTTGGGTTTGATCGGGACGAAACCGACACAGGGTAGACTACTGATGGGCTCAGTGCTGGTCCACGTGATCGCCATAACTGTTGGGTTAGGCTTCCCCGGTTCTTCAGCAGGGAGCTTCGGGGGGAGCTCCTCTGCCGAAAATCCGGCATGTGTATGGTCTCAGAGACCTCGTCGAGAGTCGAAGGGGACGGAACAGGGTTTGGGTCACGAGACGGCCTGGCAACTCTGCGAAGAGCTCCTGGGGCGTCAAGTTCCTTTACCGGTTCATCAACCTTCTTAGACTCAGGGAAGTACTCTGAAGGATCGTACTCGTCATCATCAAATTCCTCATCAGACATGTAGTCTGCCCAATTGCGACCACTCCTAGACGTAAAGACTGTGTACTCACCATTGTTGCCAATGATGGCGTCAGCCTGGGTCTTGGAGTCCTTGACACCTTGCAACTTCCATCCACGTTCTCGCTTAGGGGCGAGACCGTTGTAGAAAGTATCAGGGTCAGTGTAGCTAAACATCTTGTCGCTACGATCATCATTGGACTCAAACTTGTGCCGGGGCAAAGCCTTGGGGTAGAAAGCTCGCAGAAGAGGCTCGAGAGCGACTGCTACGTTCTTATCAATTCCAGGGAAAGATCCGACATGAATAGCAACTGGGGCTCTATTCCGGATGTTAATCACGGGAGAACCTGAGTCGCCTTCATCAGTTTTCGACACATGCGTAAAAGCAAAAGGCAAATTGCGATCAGACACAAGAACATCCTCGATAGTACAAGGAGCATCTCGTGCTGCGTCCCGCGCAAGAAATATGACTGCGGGACCACGATAAGCCGATGTGGGCGGCTTTCTAACTTTGACCGACATGACCGAGGCTAAGTCACGCTTCAACTCAATGAAACGGACATCGCCGAAAGTCTTCCCCTTCCCAGAAACAGGAAGGGCCTTCTCAACGGCCAAGTGCCCACCCCTCATGTGAGTCGCCGCGTCATAGACATGG